TTCTTTCAAAGTGCAGATCAATTCTTAACTTTCCATAGTAAAGAATTCCTAGCCAAATAGAAAACATAACTCCATCAAACCAACTTAAACTGTGCCAAGCATCTATTGCTCCATCCATGTCTTATCTCTTTTTAGCTAAGTCCATCATCTCACATGGAAATATGCAACCATTGCCACCACAAGGCCAACTTGTTGTAATCATTGTTGCAATACTTGTTCTTCTAATGGTTTATGGAATCTACGCAACCTTTGGTCCAGGTGGAGAAGAGCTTAGAGATACAATTGATGAACATGCAAAAATGCATGAACTAGGTATTGCCCATGGTCATAGTAAGAAAAAATAAATCTGCTATCGTAAATATATCTTTAGTACTTTAAATGGAACCAGTTCCTATCCCACGTTTGACATTAAAATTTTCAGTTGATTTAGATGTTGATTACGATCCCTTTAAAGGTAGAAATAAAGAGGAATTTATCAGCTATATACAAAATGAATTACATGATGTTTTATATGATATAAATCCCGTAAAAAACGTCTATACTTCTATTACATCTGTAGAAGAAAATGGCACATCACACCCAGAACCTTGATTGGAAGTTTTGGCTTGAAGAAAATAAGCGTAGAGTTATTTTCCAAAATCATATGTATCTTTGCGCAGGAAGAGATCATCTTGATCATCCTATGCATGGTTTGTTTACTGGGCTATGGAATGACTTTTGTTTGAACGAAGCTGGTCCTGCACAACGTAATACTTGGTTTGATCGTATGCAGTTTGTTCAAGATGTAGCGGATGGAAAAGTTAAACTAGAAGAACAAGAACCAAATTAAAATGACATTTTCTAATTTTGAAAACATGCCTATAGCTGTTACTCAGGAACCAGCACCTCAGATATTAGATACTTCTATGATGAATGTATCAGTACCTCAAGAATTAAATCAGCCTATTCCTGAGTCAGAAGAAGATAAGCAACTGAAAAAAGAAGAAGAAGATAAAAAGAAAATGGATTCCTTTATTAAGACTTTAATAGGAATGAGTGGTTATACACATGAGCTACAAACTCAAGCTCATTTAATACACTTTAATTATGAGGCTCAGAATTTTTTAGCTGTTCATGAATTTTTAAAAGAACAATATGAAGCTCACCAAGAACAGTTCGATAAGCTAGGTGAATTTGTTCGCTCAATGGATTTCCTATTACCTATGTGTCGTAAAGGATTACTAGAAGGATCGGCTAAGTTTGAACATGTAAAAAGCTACGAACCAAAAAGTATGTTAATGGCATACTTTAAAAATCTAGAAACCTTAGCTTCTCAATGTAAAAAAGCTCAGGTTGCAGCACGTAAGAACAAAGTTATTGATGTTGAGAACTATCTAGGAGAATTATGTGGTGATCTATTTAAAGCAGCTTGGATGATTAAAGCTACATTGAGAAATTAATGATGATAAGACACCAAATAAAATCCCATTGGTATTACATCTTTTGGGGTTTAATGGCAATAAGTGTTGTAGCTGGCCAAGTTTATATAGGTACTGGCTATCATCGCATGAGTAAAACTATACTCTTTTGCGATAGGTTTCAACCGTTGATCCACAATTTTGACAATCTAAAAGAGTAACCCTGTCATAGCTTGGGTTAGAGTTAGCTTCACTAGCATCAAGTTCAGACTGGCTTTCGAAAGTTAATTCTGTATTACAGTAGTAGCAATTCATAATTCTATGAAGAATGGTGTTCTATTCTATGGCAGTTACTGCATAATGGAATACATTTTTCAATTTCTTTCTGGATTCGATTCCAAGAGTAACCCCTATATACCATATTAGATATAGCAAACTCTTTATCTCGTAGATGGTGGAAATCAATTACTCTGTAATCTTTTAAACCACATTCTTTGCATTTAATTTTCTTTTTATAATCAACTAATTTCTTTTGATTATTCCTTATTCTCACCTTATCGTCAGCCCATGACATTTCAATCTGACTCTTTATATACATCTAATCTACTAAATAATATAAACATTTTCAAAAAAATCTGATAAATTATAATTAATACATTGAATTTTAATGATAAATAACACATTGACTAGTAAATCTATAAAGGAAATAAATAAAAATCCCTGTCGAATAACTCTTAATGGTAGGCGACATTACACTACACCACTGGATTCTGGTCCAGCTCCTTCAGTTACAACGATAATTTCTGAGACTGCATCTGAACAAAACAAAAAGAAATTAGAGATGTGGTCCAAAGCAAATCCAGGTGTAAAAGAAAAAGCAGCTGAACGTGGAACAGCAATCCATTATGGAATGGAACAATATTTAAAGGGTGAAAAAACTCCAGAAATACCTAAAGAGTACGATAACTATTGGTCTGGTATGCCTCCAATACTTGATCAATTCTCTGAAATACTATGGGCTGAATCTCCTGTATTAGATGAATATAAATTTACTGTTGGCTCAGATGATATAGCCCGTGTCTGGGGCTGTGATGATGAAGGAAGAGCCTGGGCTGGTGCGCCAGATATTATTGGTGTTGCAAATAATAAAGTCACACTTGCTGATTTAAAAACGAGTGTAAAACCTTACAGCAGAAAATGGCCTTCTCATTTAGAAAAAGGATCAAAAGAATGGAGAGACTTATTAGGTGGTTATATGAAATTTAAAAAATGTTGTAAACAATTAGCAGCTTACGAAATTGCTATAGAACAAACTTTAGGTTTAAAAGTACAACAAGCAGCTATCTTAGTTTCTACACCTGAGCGCACACAAATATTTAAAATATCAAAGAACTATTTAAATTGTTTTAAGAAAGATTGGTACAAGATAGTTAAAGAATACTATAAACAAATAGAAGATCTAGATGAGCACAACGCTAATCTTATATAGTCTCTTATCTAAAGTGATTAAGAATTTATGTTATCTAATCTAAGGTATTGTCTTGATGAATTCTCCGGTATAGGATAATAAAACACGTTCAATAAACCTCTCCATGGAAATTGAAGTTTCCGTTGGTGAGTGGATGACTAGCCTTGAAAACCGTATGTCCACTGCGGTTGAAGGGGATTCTTTTCATTTACCAACTCGAATGCACCTTCATGCCTTTAAACTTTTACAGCAAACTAAATTTCCTAATAAGAAATTTAAAATAGTAATAGGAAGTGAACTTATAGAATGAAGGATTCAAAACTAAGTCTTAAACCAGGGGAGATTCGTATTGACTATATCCCTATGGATTGGCCTCTTACACCACTTGGAGGTAGTAAAGACCCATACGTATCAGGGTGGCAAAACAAACCCTTCGGACGACATGAAATAGATCGAGAGCTAGCCTCTGGAGACTGCAAAGCAGTGGGTTTATTATCTGGGCCTGTATATAACCATCCTTTTGGATTGGTCTGGGTAGATGTTGATGGTGCATCCGTCTATAAAACAGTAGAACAAGTTTCTGGTCTTGCTTCTAATGAAGCTCTTCCAAGTACGCTAACTATACTGAGTGGAAAGCAAGGCCGTGAGAAAAAGTTATATAAATTAGACAGAGAGAAACATAAGCATTTCATACGGAATAAATATACATGGCATGCAGAAGGACCAAAAGAAAAATTAGAAATTCTATGGTCTAAACATCAAGGAGTCTTAATGGGTTTACATCCTGAGACTGATGGTTATTTTACTTGTCCTGATCAGGGTTTTGAGTTTGCATCACAACTTCCTGAACTTCCAGATTGGATCTTAAACGCCATTGTTAATAAAAATGTAAAACAAGGTGTTCCAGTTAGTCAGACAACTAGAATGGTTGGCCCTGGTTTTGCTATCAATGCACGTGTAGATCTTGCAAGAGATATGCAACTTGCAACTGAAGCAATGTGGGCACTGCCTTTAGAAGCAGTAGATGACCATGACATTTGGATAGCAATCGGTCAGTCTTTACATTCCCTTGATGATTCATTACTTGATGACTGGGACGAATGGTCTAAGCAATCAGGTAAGTATAGAAAAGGAGAATGTAGAAACCGATGGCGCAGCTTTGATAAAGGCGGCGCACGTACACTCGGTTCTTTATTTCATCATGCAAAAGAAAATGGTTGGAAGCCTTCTGAAGACCATAGAGCTATGGGAGTTGATGATTTAACTCTTGAGCAAGCAATAAAAGAACTCGAACAATCCGAAAAAGAAATGGCAACTCTCAAATCTCCACTTAAAAAAACTCCACCGATGCCTCGTCCTATTGCTTCTTCTGCAAGAGAACAAAAACCTAGAAACCCTTCCTCTGATGTTGTTGTAAACGTTTTACTGCAAACATATAAAGGTAATTTAAGGTACAGCCAAACGCAGAATTGCTTCTTTATTTACGCTTATAAAAGCAAAGGTCTTTGGTCAAGCCTTTCAGAAACTGAAATGAAAGGAGAAATCAAAGGTAAATTGGAACTTGTTAAAGATCATCTGTTACCTAATGGTTACAGTATGAACCTAGTTAATGATGTTTTAGAACAACTTAGAGTCAGTGTAATCTTTGATGATTGGTATGAAGATAATGATCATTTACTTTTTACAAATGGGATTCTATCTATAGAAGAAAAGGAGTTACTGCCTTTCGATAGAGAAATGCATATGACTCAACAATTACCTTATGATTATGACCCGAGTGCTACATGTGAACCTATTATTAAATGGTTAAAGCAAGTACAAGATGGTAATTGGGATAGAGTACAAGTATTAAGAGCCTGGTTAAGAGCTGTTCTTTTAAGTAATTCAGATATACAAAAGTTTGTAGAGATTGTTGGTCCAGGTAAATCAGGTAAGTCAACCTATTCCAACCTTGCTCATGCATTAGTTGGAGATGATAATGCAATGATTTCTTCTCTAGAACATCTAGAAAAAAATAGATTTGAAACAGCTAATTTATATAAAAAGAAACTCTTATTATTCAATGACGTAGAGAGATATGGTGGTTCAGTATCAGTGTTAAAAGCAATTACTGGTAGAGATTTAATTCGAAATGAACGTAAATTTCAAT